TGGGGCAACGGCACACTGTACGACCAGGAAAAGACCTGGGCGGACTATATGGAAATGGTGGAAAAGGGGCTTTTGAAGCCAGAGGTGGCGCTGGCGTGGCGATTCGGCCTTGCCGGTGAAAGTGAACAGGCAATCAGAGAAAAGCTGATGCCGGGTTAAGGTGATGAAAGCAGCCAAAAGGCTGCTTTTTTCATAAATGTTTGGGATGCGACCCCGTAAAAAGCGTAAAACGAAAGGAGAAAACAATGAAACGAGAATTTTTGCAAGGTCTTAAGGTGGGGGAAAGTTCCCTGCCGAAAGAGGTCATCGATGCCATTATGGCGGAGAACGGACGGGATATTGAAAGCGTAAAGGCCCGTTATGCCGATTATGAGGCGCTGCAGGAGCAGCTTGCTCAAGCGGAAACAGAAGCGGCAAAGCATTGGGAGGAGAAGCTAAATAACCAGGTGGATACCCACAGACGGGAAATGTCTGATCTTATTTTTAGCCACAATTTGGAAAAGGCGATCCTCTCGGCAAAGGGTCGCAATGCTAAGGCCATCACCGCCCTTTTGGATGTAGAAGCCCTCAAGGTCAGCGAAAATCAGACGGCCGACTTGGAGCAGGCACTGCAGTCTTTAAAGCAGGATTGCAGCTACCTGTTCCAGTCGGAGACTCCGCCCCCTTACGCAAGGGGCACAGGCGCGATCGCGCCGGAAACAAACAAAAGTCCTGCTACATTGGCAGGCGCACTATTAGAAAAATTTGAAAGGAAGTAAAAAATTATGGCAATTACACTCGCAGAAGCAAAGGTCGGCATGGCCGACAAGGTAGATCAGCAGATCGTTGATATGTTCCGCCGCAGCTCCCTGCTGCTGGACAATATGGTGTTTGACAATGTTATCTCTCCCGGTACCGGCGGCAGCACTCTGACTTACGGCTACATCCAGCTGAAATCTCCCGCTACCGCATCCGTTCGTACTGTGGGCAACGAATATGTCCCCGGTGAGGCTAAGAAGGAGAAGAAGACCGCCAATGCCATCATTATGGGCGGCTCTTTCCAGATGGACCGTGTGATTCAGAACACCGCCGGCGCTGCCAACGAGATGGCATTCCAGGCCGAGCAGAAGATCAAGGCGACTGCAAACTATTTCCACAATCTGGTGATCAACGGTACCGGTGAAAATGAGGGTGCAGGCTTCGTAACCGGCACTTTTGACGGTCTGAAGAAGCTGCTCTCCGGCACTGCCAACGAGCTGACCAGCCAGGTGAGCCTGAAGACCTCCACCGAGCTGGATGAGAACTATAATGCATTTTTGGACGAGATGGACAGCTTTATCAGCACCTTGGACGGCACTCCTTCCATGCTGCTGATGAACAGAGCTATGCTGGTGAAGCTGCGCTCTATCGCCCGTCGCGCCGGTTACTATGAGAGAACTCAGGACGACTTCGGTCGCACCGTAGAGACCTACGCCGGCGTGCCTATGGTGGACATGGGTCAGTACTACAACGGCGCTTCCATTGAGGATGTGGTGGCCACCGAGGGCGGCAAGACTGCCATCTATGCGGTTTCTCTGGGTCTGGACGGCTTCCACGGCATTTCTCCCATGGGCGACGGCGTGGTGCAGTCCTATCTGCCCGACCTGAATACTCCCGGCGCTGTGAAGACCGGTGAGGTGGAACTGGTGGCAGGTGTGGTTCTGAAGAACACTCTGAAGGCTGCTGTGCTGAAGGATATTGCCATCGCTGCCGAATAATACCGGAGGCGCTGCCCATGGTAAAATACGAATTTTATGTAAACCAGTACTTGGGAAGCTGTATACCGGAGAAAGCATTTTCCGGTGTGGCGGCTCAGGCTGAGCGGGTACTTGCAAGATTTAAGCAGGCCTACCGGGTGGAGTCTTCCGGACAGGAAGCGGAGTCGTTGGCGATCTGCGCAATGGCGGAAACACTGTGGCAGAATCGCAACAAAGGTTTGACCTCTGCCAATATCGGCAGCGTTTCTGTGCGATATGAGACGGACAAGCGCGCTTTGCGTCGGGAGCTTTACGACAAGGCCTGTATTTATTTGGACATCTATCGGGGGGTGGGATGATGCCAATATCGGCTTTGGAGAAGCTGCAGGCGTGGCTCTCCGCCTATCCCCACTGGAACGGGTATCCAGCGAAAATTTGCATACTGCCCAAGGGACTGGAAGAGATCTCTCGTCAGAAAGATGTATTGGGAAACGCCTTGGTGAGCTGCCGATATTATGCAACCCTGTTTTGGGAGATGGAAAGCGCGGGGGATGATACGGAAAATGCCCGTCGGTTGCTGGAATTTCAAAATTGGGTGCAGGAGCAGAGCGTTTTGGGTCTTGCGCCAAAATTTGGCAATGTATCTTTTGAAGAACGCATACGGACAGAAAAAGGCGGCTACACCCCCGCCGCGCAGATCGTAACCTACACCGCGACCTTGGTTGCGGACTTTATGAGGGTATACGCGGTGAAATAACGGCGGAGCAAAAGGGGAGGGGGAATACCCCCTCCCTGAAATCAAGAAAGGATTTGAGTATGGAGAAAGTATCATTTGACGGCGGCGGGCAGCGGTGAACGGAGGTTTGGGATGAGAAAAAAGACAGATTTGTTTTTGATTGACGGGCAGCCTATGCTGGCGCCGGATGAAAATATAGAGATATCCATGAAGGATATTGACACTGCCGATTCAGCGCGGGATGAAAGCGGCTTTTTGCACCGTTTTATGGTGCGGCAAAGTGTGGGGGAATGGCTGTTTTCCTATGCTTATCTCACCGCAGAGGAATATGCCTATATGGAGGGCCTGTTCGCGGGCAAGGCCTTCTTCCGATTTACATATCCCGATGGCATAATCGGTGGTGAGCCTAGAGAAATTACAGCCTATCGTAATCAACACGAAATTTTATGGAAGTCGGCAGCAGCCGGTCAGTTCCGCAACTATCAATTTAGCATTAAGGCTTGCTGAGGAGGTGGCAGTTTGCTGAAGAATCTAATCGTCCTTTCCGATGGTACGGAGATTTTCTCCGGTGAGGGAACGGTAAATGCGATACAAAGTGTTACTTTGACTCAGCAGGTCAACAGCGGCACGGAGCTGACGCTGGGTTCAACCTGCGCCAATATGCTGCAGGCCACAGTGATTACGCCGGCAGGGGAATTAAGCGTTGCTCCCGGCACAGAGCTGACCTTATATAAGGTCTTCGAGGACGGCACGCGGGTAAAAATGGGCCTGTTCACTACGCAAAAAACCACCCGACCCAGCGAAAATCTGTATAAAATCACAGCCTACGACCGGATCAGCCGGCTGGATCAGGACTTGACTGAATGGCTGCAGGGTCTGGACGGGTGGCCCTATTCGCTGTTGGAATTTGCCCGTATGGTGTGTCAGGCTTGTGGGCTTAACCTTACAAATCTGTCTGTTCCCAATGGGGATTGGCAGATTAAGGCGTTTTTTGTCAGCGATATCACAGGACGGCAACTGATGCAGTGGGTTGGTCAGGCCTGCGGTCGATTCTGTCGGGCAACGGCTGACGGGGACATCGAATTGGCCTGGTATACGCCAAAGGACATCACAATCGCCCCGCAGGGGGAGTATCCCATCTTCGGGTTGCGGTATGGGGATTATCAGGTAGCGCCGGTGGATAAGGTGCAGATCCGGCTGACAGGGACAGACATAGGCGCAATATACGGCGCAGGCAACAATGCCTACACCGTTACCGGAAACTATCTGCTGGCAACGGATTCACAGGAGGCGTTGCAGGGGGTGGCGCAGGTGTTATACGAGATTTTGCACCTTGTGTCCTACACGCCCTGCAGGGTTACAATCCCCTGCACCACAAACATACAGGCAGGGGATATTGTGCAACTGGCGGACAGAAACGGAAAGTCTGTTTGCATCTATGTGATGACAAAAACCCAGGTTGGGCAAAGAGATGTTTTGGAATGTACCGGCAACGCTCGCAGGGACAGTAATTTCCTGTCAAATACGGCAAGAGCGCTGCCGGTATTTGATTGGGGAGAGAACGATTTTTGTTTTCACGTGCCGGTAACCGGCATTACTGCGGATATGGTGGGGGCAAGATTCAGCTCTACAGACGGGACCAAATTACTGCAAGCGGCAGGGGCGCAAAGCGGACTGCTGTTTATAGCAGATGGAGGAAATCGGAGCAATTACTATTTGGGTGTCTTTTTCGGCTATCAAAAAGGGCGCAAACCGGTTGCGCAGGCCATTTGCGCCAACACACTGGAGGTTTCCATGGATAGTTCCGGTACCGCAACGGTGGGAAATGCGCAGGGACAACCCTCCTTTGTGGTGCTCCCGTTTACTTACATATAAAAATTTTTTGATAAGGAGATGAAAAAATGTACAGAGGAACGACACCCACTTTTATATTCAAGCTACCCTTTGCCGTTGATCAGATCACGGCGCTGAACCTGTGCTTTGCCCAGCAGGAGCAGGTGGTTTTGGAAAAAACCTTGCCCCATTGTACAGCGGAGGGAGATTCGGTGCAGGTAACACTGACGGAGGCAGAGACGTTGCTATTCGATAGTAAAAAGGGAATGGTGGAAATACAGCTGCGTATAGGCTGCGGAAAGACCAGACTGGCCTCTAATATTATGCGGGTCTTGGTGGAACGCATTTTGAAGGATGGGTGTTTGGAATGACATTTGATGTGGTTTTTGAAAAAACAAATACGGAATTCCATGCCGACTTTCAACAGGTTATTCGGGGGGAAAACGGAGTGGATGGCTACACGCCGGTACGGGGCGTGGATTACTGGACAGAAGCAGACAAAGCGGAAATAGTGGCCGATGTTCTTGCGTCTTTGCCGGTCTACAAGGGTGAGGTGGTTGAATGAACACACAAGTAAGCATTACTCAAAACGGAAAAACCACTCTTGCAACCGCTGGGAAGTATTGCGACAGGAACATTGACGTGAATGTGGATGTACTAAGCAATGGTGCGGAACAAAAGACAATTATCAATAGTATTATTGACCGAACAATCGCAGGAGAATATGTAAATAACGAGGTATCGATAGTTGGCACGATGGCTTTTGCATATTGCACACAACTTGAAAGTGTTGTCTTTAACAAGGTTGAGCAGGTTGCTGGTTCTGCTTTCGCTTCTTGCACCTCGTTGAAAAAAGCAGAATTTTTTGACCTTACCCATGCAAGGGGCATATATACCGCTGCATTCAAGGATTCCGGCATAGAGAAATTGGTGATTAGAGGGCAGACAGTATGTAGACTTCCAAATGCAGGTGCATTTACGAATACGCCTATTGTCTCTGGCATTGGATACATCTATGTACCCGATAATTTGGTGGACAGCTATAAGACCGCCACCAACTGGTCTACCTATGCAAGCCAAATCAAGCCAATTAGTGAATTGGAGGAATAACCGATGGTGAAAACAGAATTATTGAAAGATAACACATTGATTCGGCATTATTCCGATAAGGGTATGACCCTTTTGCAGATGGAAACGGGAATGGAATATGACGAAGCAATCGATGTGATCCCTTGCCGATATACCTACGAGGAAACCGACAAAAAACTAGGGGAGGAATAAATTATGGCTATTAAAAATTACAAAAAAGGCAGTACAACGCAACTTGCCAAGAATTTTAAGGCAAGAGAGTTTGACTGCCAAGGCGGTGGCTGTTGCACGCAAACGCCTATTGACGAAAAGCTCGTTGTGTTTCTGCAGCAGATCCGGGATCACTTCGGCAAGCCCGTCTATGTAACGGCCTACCGCTGTCCTTCCTATAATGCGCAGGTGGCAAATGCAGCCCCCGATTCTTATCACAAGTACGGTATGGCGGCGGATATTTCTGTGGAGGGGATAGCACCGCTGGAGGTTGCCAAGTTTGCAGAGTCCATGGGCGTTTTGGGTATCGGTCATTACGATACCTTTGTCCATGTGGATACCCGTACGGCCAAATCTTTTTGGTACTCCCACGCGCAGATACGACGCAGCACCTTTGGCGGCGCGCCTAAAGAGACGGAGTATTCCTTGGAACAGTTTGTGCGGGAGGTGCAGGCAGCGACAGGTTCTGCAGTGGACGGAATTGCCGGGCAGGAAACCCTGGGTAACACGGTAACGGTTTCTGCCTGGGAAAACCGGACGCATCCTGTGGTCGTGCCGGTGCAGAAACGGCTGTTTGCTTTAGGCTATACTGTGGTAGGACAGGCAGACGGGGTGGCGGGCGCAAAGTTTGACGAAGCTGTACGGGCCTTCCAAGAAGACAACGGCTGCCAAATAGATGGGGAACTCACCGCAGGAAACCGCACCTGGAAAAAGATATTGGGAATGGGGTGAGGATATGGGCGATGCGGTGTTGGCGGCAATGATCACCGGAGGCCTGTCGCTTATTGGCGTGGTGATTACCTGCATGGCAACTGCAAAGAAAAATGAAAACGCTCTGCGAATTTCCCAAGCGGTTACCGATACCAAGATCGAGGAACTGACCAGAGAGGTGCGGGAGCATAATGGGTTTGCCCGGCGGATGCCGGTGGTAGAGGAGCAGATCAAGGTCATCAATCACAGGTTGACGGACTTGGAAAGAGAGGTATAAATGAAAGAGATCGTGCATAAACTGGCGGAACTGGTGAAAGTGAAGACTATCGTTACATTTATGGTGGTTGCCGTGTTTTCCGTGCTGGCGCTGAAAGGGAAGATCCAGCCGGACAATGTAATGATCATCATATCTATGGTGGTGTCTTTCTATTTTGGCACTCAGCATGAAAAGTCCGGTGCTACCGGACAGTAAGGAATTGCCCCGACACACAAGTGTCGGGGCAATTTTTTTATAACTCCAGCATTTGGGATACTTGGCAGATGAATTCTTTGTTGCTGGGGCAGGGGATCGTGCCGTCAGACTTGGGAGGAAAGTATTTGGCCCAGACCGCATCGATTTTGTTGTTCCAAGCGGAGGCGATGGCCTTGCGGATGGAATGCTCCACAGTGCGTGAATCCGGCATGCCGAAGTGATCTGCGATTGCCGGATACAGTTCCTTAGATAGGCGCATATCAGGATTTTGCGCAAAGAGGGGAATGCCCACGCAGAGCTGATGATAGCCGTCCAGATGGGTCAGGAAATTGAGGATGTGCAGGTGGACAACAGTTTGACCGGACAGGTCTGCCTTAGGTGCGGCAGAGGTGGCGATCATGTCCATCAGTCTGACCCGCAGGGCATTGACCGTGGGCATGATCATAATGTATTGTACGCCCAAGTTTACTGCAACCTGTTCGATATATGCATTTACATAGGGACAAACGGCTAGAATAACGCCGGGCTTATGGGCGCTTTCCTGTAGAACGGTCAGCCCGTCCTTGAAAGGGAGCATAAGATTCAGGACCAACACATCCGGCTGAAAGCTGAGGAGCGTTTCCAATGCAGTCTCGCCATCGTGGCAGACCTGCAGGTCAAATTCATTTCGAAAGACCTTTTGGAGTGCGTCGGTAAAGGGTTCGGAGCTGTCTGCAATCAGTAGTTTTCGCATATTTCTCCTCCCTTTTCAAGATATCTATAGCATACCAAATTTCTGCGGTTATGACAAGAGTGCGGAGGCTGCAAATTTTCGACATTTTTCGAGATTTTATATAAAAAGGCGTGTGGAACAACCACACGCCT